TCTTGTACTTTCATAGTCAATTCTGATACATGTCCGTCTTCATTTAAAAATACACCATCAGTATCAACAACAGTACCTACAGTTGCTGTAGCAGTTGCTAAATCATTTACTCTAATTGTTCCTTCAACACTTGATGTACCACCTGTAAGTGTTACTCTTGTATCAAAGACACCTGATGGACTTGAAATTTCCATAAGACCTCTTCCGGAGTGCCATGCATTGACTGTTGCTGTTACTGTTGTAGAACCATCAGTACCTAAACCACTAACAGTTTCTCCTACTGTGTAATTACCTGTAGCACCTGTTACAATTAATTGAGTTGGTAAAGTTAGTGTAGGTGGTGAAGGACTATCTTCGTAATCTTTTCCATATTCTACTATTTTTAATTTTAATACTCTTCCTATTTCTGAACCATAAGGGTGTAATGTACAACCACTACCACTATTACTTGTAATTGTAGTTGTAGGTAAAGTACTCATACCAAATCCTGCATTTATAATTCTTACATCTGTAACATCATCATTACCTGTTCCTGTTTCTTGAACAATTTTATTTCCTGTATAATGGTCTCCATCTTGTGTAGCATCCTCTAAAACAATATGGTCAAAAGTTTCCATACCATAATCTGTAACACTTCCTGATTCAGGTGCAATACCACCATTTACTACTGATACTTTTGCTGAACAAGCACCACCTGTATCATGTGTAAAGTTTACAACATCACCTATTGCATAACCTTCACCACCATTTCCTACAAATATATCTGTTAAACTATTTAAACCTACTTCGCCTATTTGAATACTACAACCTGTACCACCTGCACTTATAGAAACAGAATCATCTGTAGAATAGTTTGCACCATCATTTGTAACAGTTAAGACTGATGGTATAGATGTAATAGTTAATTTTATAAAAGTATCTGATGTATCAGTTTTTGTTCCTCTAATAGTTTCATCAGCTGTAAAAGTTCCTGATATAGAATCTTCATTTAAAATAAATTCAGTTGTATTAACACCACCTATGTTAAATGTATTTACAGTTTCTACAATAGCAGTTGCTTCTGATGTAACACCTGTAATTGTTCTACCTATTAAATCTGTAGGTTCACCTACACTTGATATTGCTCTTAATATTTTTTTACTATCAAACTTTCCGTCTGATATTCTAAGCATTTGTTCTTTAGGATAAATTGTTTCTGAGTTTTCATTAAATAACATTTTAAAAAATACTTCATTTGCTTTTGCTGTACCTTTTGCAAGGTAAACTGAACGAATATTTTTTATAAGTTTTCTTTTATCAATACTACTATCTAAATTTTCAGGCAATGTTGCCATAAATTCATTTCTAAATTTTGTTAAGAAGTTAGATATAACTTTATCTGGGTCTCTAAAGTTTGTAAGTTGTTGTATGTTCTGAACAGGATTTGCTCTGTAATTATCTAAAGTTGCACTTGCACCTGATGTGCCACCTGTTATAGTTTCACCATCTTTAAATTTATCTTGTGCTGATATATAAAGTTTGCCATTACTTAAATCTTCTACTAAAACAGTTGCTGTTGCACCTGATGTAGCGCCAGTAATTGTTTCACCTTTTTCAAATTTACCATAAGATGATGATTCTTGTAATACTTTATCACCATTACCTTCAGTTGTATTGTTTGATGATATTCTATTAGCGTCTAATAATAAAACACTAGGCTCTAAATCTGTTTCACTTTCTAATTGTATTCCGTCTGTTGATAAAACACTAGTAACAGAAATCTCTGCCGATTCCATAAATGTGTAATATTGTTTTACAAATTCTAAAAATCGTGGGTGTTCATCTAAAACAAAATCAGGTGCCTGATGTTTTACTCTTGTTGATAATTTTTCAAAAAATTTTGCCATTAGTAACTAGATGTTGTTGTGTAAGTTGTACCACCATCTGAAGTACCACTTGCAAAAGAATCTGTCTCTACTGTTACACTTGAATTTGCAACATCTATTTGTAGTATCTGGTCTCTTACAGGTATAACATCATTTGAATTAGGATTAACAGTTAATTCAATAACTGTAGAAGCACTACCTCTGATGTTTGAAATAGAAGCAATATTTAAAGATGTTAAAGTAACTTGGCCTGTTGTATAATTAATTGTACCTTGTGTATTGTTTTGATAAGTTTTAACACCACTTACTAAGTAATACATTCTAACATTACCTTGACCATCATCATTTAAAAACATTTCATTATCATTACCTTGTATTTTAAATCCTGTTGATTCTAAAATACCACCAGCAGTAGCGTCATGTCCTGAATGAGGATTATATAATGCATTTCTAAAATAAACATTATATGTAACAGCACTACCTGTTGTAGGTGTAAAATCTTTTCTTATTTTTACTGTTGTAATATTTGATAAGATAGATGTATCTGTATCATCTATATCTTGTATTAATTGTGAGTATCTAAATAGACCTTCAAATTTTTGTAAATTAGTAGTACTATAATTTGTTAATGTTGTTATGACATTTGACCTAATTGTATCAGCAGATTTTGTTGTTGCATTTTCATTATACTTAACATTTGATGTTAAAAGTATAGATGTTGTTTCTGGCGTT